TATGAGATGTTCTGGAATGATGTGAATGATACCAGAGGTTTTCACTTCTTTGATACAGAGACATGTATTCATACTCCAGTAGATAATCCATATCGTTTATTTCATAACATTTATTATGAAGATACTCCATATCAGTTATTTGATGCGACTCCATACAAGAGTATGATAGTTAAGGTTATTGTTCGCAAGAAATCAAGTCCAAAAGAGTTTGAAAAGTTTATTGACAAACTGTATAGTGCAGGTGTAGAGGATCTTAAGATCATTGAAAACTTTGATATACAGGTTGCAGATGAGTTTGATATTGATGAAGACGAGAATACACTTTCAATTTTAAATAGATATATTGATGAGAGTGACTTTGAATACGACAAAAATATTATCAAAAACATTTTTAAGGATCTCTATAGACAAGCTTGCGAGGTAGAATAATGTATCTACTTACATTAAAAACTAGAAAAGAAGACGGTGCTTACGCAGTGCAGGATAAACATGGAGATAAAGTGCTGTTTCTTTTTGAAGAGGAAGATGATGCTGATAGATATGCAATGATGTTAGAAGATGATGATCAATATAAAAAAGAGATGGCTGTCATAGAAGTTGACGATGAGCTTGCCATAAAGACCTGTAGGATGTATAATTATAAGTATACTGTGATTACACCCAACGATTTCGTAATACCCCCAAAGAATGATAACGTTTCAAAAGATTAGATGGAAAAACTTCCTGTCAACAGGAGATCATTGGAGTGAGATAGATTTTCTAGGTCATACCACTAATCTAGTTGTAGGAACAAATGGTTCTGGTAAATCCACGATGTTGGATGCATTAACCTTTGCTTTGTTTAATAAACCATTTCGCAAGATTAATAAATCTCAACTTATCAATGCTACCAATGAAAAAGATTGTGTGGTTGAGGTAGAATTTGGTGTTAACAATAAAGATTATCTGGTTAGAAGATCTATCAAACCAAATAAGTTTGATATTGAAGTTAATGGAACATTATTACACAAGGAATCAGATGATAGATTCAATCAAAAGTTGTTAGAAGAAAGTATACTCAAAGTAAATTATAAGTCATTCACACAGATTGTTATATTAGGAAGTAGTAGTTTCGTTCCATTCATGCAATTGTCTACAAGTAATCGTAGAGATGTGATTGAAGACTTATTGGATATTCGTATCTTTTCTGCTATGAATAATCTTATTAAAGAAAAGATTCGTACAGAGAAAGAAAAAATAAGATCATTAGATTTGAAGAGAGATAATATCAAGGATAAAATATCAATGCAAGAGAATTTTATCAAAGAGTTAGAGGAGCAGGGAAAGAATAATATTACTGAAAATAAAAAGAAAAGAGATGCACTAGGTGATGAAATCTGTGTTCTTATAATGCAAACTGAGGGATTAGAAGATGATGTATATGGTCTTACTGAGGAGCAAAAGAAACTTACTGGTGCAGGTGAAAAGTTGTTAAAACTTAACACATTGAAAGGTAAATTATCCAATAAAGTATCAACCCTTACCAAAGAGCATAAGTTTTTCACAGGTAATAGGGTTTGCCCTACTTGTACTCAGGATATAGAAGAAGAGTTTCGATTAAATAAGATCAGTGACGTTGAATTGAAGGCACAAGAACTTAAAAAAGGTTATCAAGACCTTGAAGATAGTATCAAATCCGAACAAGAAAGAGAACGTCAATTTACCAAATTATCAAAGGAGATTACTAAACTCAATAATGGCATTTCTAAAAACAATACTCAGGTTTCTGGATTTCAACGACAGATCAGAGATCTGGAATCAGAAGTTCAAAGATTTACCGAACAACTTGCAAATAGAAGTACTGAAAATGAAAAACTAACAGAGTTTAATTCAAGTCTCCAAAAAACATTAGAAGAATCATCCGAGAGAAGAGAAGAAGTTATATACCATGACTTTGCATATTCTCTTCTAAGAGATGATGGTGTAAAGACTAAAATAATTAAGAAGTATCTACCTTTTATCAACCAACAAGTTAACCGTTACTTGCAGTTGATGGATTTCTATATCAATTTTACTTTGAATGAAGAGTTTGTTGAAACTGTAAGATCACCAATACATGAAGATTTTTCTTATAGTTCTTTTAGTGAAGGTGAGAAGATGCGTATTGACTTGGCACTTTTATTCACTTGGAGAGAGGTGGCTAGAGTTAAGAACTCTGTAAATACAAATCTATTGATTATGGATGAAATCTTTGATAGTTCTCTTGATGGATTTGGTACAGATGAATTTTTAAAAATTATTCGTTTTGTAATTAAAGATGCGAATGTATTTGTTATATCTCATAAATCAGAGTTACATGATAAATTTAATAGTGTAATTAAATTTGATAAGATAAAGGGATTTAGTAGGATAGTGTCATGACAACACCTAATTGGCAACACCACTCCAAGAAGGAGAAGAAACGAAAACTTAAACCTCAAGCATTACGAAGTGCAAGAGAAAGGCGTAGACAGTTGATAAAGCGTCTACTTAACCCCGCCAACGGTGGGGTTTCGTTGTATACTAGGTATATCAAATAAGAAACCACCATGCAAATCAAATACGATGTTAAGGGACAACTTGCTAGATTACTTGCTACAGAAGATTTAATTGTAGAACATAGATCAGTTGATACTGCATCATTCAATGTAGGAACTCGTGTACTAACTCTTCCTACTTGGGATAAAGCAGGAGAAGAAGTTTATGATACATTGGTTTGTCATGAAGTTGGACATGCACTTTATACTCCTAATGAAGATTGGTGGTTAGATAATGAGATATCTGCTTCAATCGTAAACGTTGTAGAAGATGCTCGTATTGAGAAGTTAATGAAGAGAAGATACGCAGGTTTATCTAAGACTTTCTTTAGAGGTTACTCTAGTCTATCAGAAGACGATTTCTTTCAGTTAGAGGGTAAAGACCTTACTAAGTTTAATCTTGCTGATAGAATCAATTTATACTACAAGGTAGGTAATTTTGTTGATATTCCTTTCTTCAACAATGAAGAAACATTCCTAATGAATCGCACTGGTCTTACTGAAACATTTGATGATGTATTAGAAGTTGCTAAGTTAATCTTTGAATACTGTAAAGCAGAAGCAGAAAAGCAAAGACAAGAAGCAGAGGAAATGAAAGCAGATACAGAGTCAGAGGGTTCACTTGAAAACAATACTTCATCAGGTCAATCTAACTCTAACGAACCTTCTATGGAAGAAGATGGAAATGGTGGTG